TCAGGGGGTGAGGAAAAGGATGCGTTCAGCCGCCCGGCGCCGCGCCAGGCCCCTGCTGACCTTGCCGTCGGCCTTGTTCCACCGCAGCAGCTGATCGGCCACTTCGCCGCGGTCGTCGCCGCGCACCAGCATGCGAATCAGGGTGGAGCCTTGCGCGCTGCCCAGGCCGACATTGAATGACCAGCTGACAAGGGCTGCAAATTCGTTGTCTGTCAGGCGTGCGCGGCCGGTCATGCGCTCGATGCCGCGGGCGAACTTGTCCAGATCCTCCCGCAGCCAGGCGTCACAGGTAGCGCCATCAATGGGTGCCCACTGGCTCAGGTCGGCCCACTTGTCCCGGCTCAGCAGCCGCCCGACACCCTGCGTAGGGTAGCCCACATGGTCGTAATACGGGTAGATCAGGCCGTCGGCTCCGCGCTTGTGCCGGCCCTCGAATGACTCGATCAGCGCGCAGCCGGTGGGGTTGACCTCCCGCGCGCCCGTGGACACCCGCAGCGGGATGACGGCGGCCGGTGGCGGCAGAAACGGCTCATTAGCCGCAGCCGCCCACCCGGCCAGCGTGGTGCTGAGCCGAAGCGCCAGGCCCACGTTACCCCCCAGCCTTGCTTGTGTTGGTGCTGCCGCCAAACACCGCCTTCATGGTCCGGTGCCCGAAGTAGTAGCCCAGGCACAGCATCAGGACGGCAAAGTCATTGTCAGACCAGATCGCCTGCACGGCCTGCGCATAGTCGCCCATGCGGACCTTGGCCAGCTCGTACTGGCTCCACTTGAAAGCCAGGTAGAAGCCCACCATGCAGGACGTGACACCCGGGCGGATGATGCCGTTGATGAAGTCCAGGACGGCGAACAGGTAGAACACCGGCAGGATCACCATCTTGGGCCAGTGCGCGGCCGCGTCCAAGATCTGCACGCCGAAGCTCTGCTGCGGCTGGCGCAGGGTCTGCATTTCGGCAATGTCGGCCTGGCTGCTGATTTCCTCCATGCGGTACAGGTGCTGCTTTTCGGCCAGCTGGGCCTGCATCTGCAGGACGGCCAGCTCGTGGGCGTTGTCAGCCTTCTGGCGGAACAGCTTGATGACCTCGGGGATGAACGGGCCCGCGAAGCCCAGAATCGCGGAAAGGATAGCCAGCATCAGATCGCCCTCCCGCACTTCTCGCGCGCCCCAGCGGCATGCGCCTCGTTCAGCGCCTGCTCAAGCCCGGGAATATTGAACACCACACACCCGCCTTCCGCCTTGCACTGGACGGCCTGCCCGGGCTCAAGGTGCATCGCAGCGGGCTCAAGCGCCGGGGGTGCTGTCGTGATGGCGATGGCCAGGATGATGGACAGGGTTTTCATGATGACCTCCTACGGTCGTTTTCCAGCCACGGCGCGGCTGATTTCATTGACGCTGCGCTGCAGGTCCTTGATGTCTGACTTGATTTCGCGCAGGCTTTCTTTCTGCTCAGTCTGCCGGTCGGCGGCCTGAGAGATGGCTGTGTTGCTGCGTTCCTCCAACACCCCCACCCGCTTGTCCAGTAGCGAATAGCTGACCATGACAGCCACCACCATGCTGATGAAGGTCAGGATGTGCCCGGCGTTGATCGTCGGGTCGAAAGTGAGTCGCTTTCGCTCGTGCGGTTCGGTCACGGTGTGGCCTTTCGTCAGGTCAAGTTGAGCGCGACGAATCGCGGGGTGTGTAGCAAGCCTCAAGCGAGGGGGGCAGTGGGCCGTGGTAGTCGGCTGGCAGATAGGCCAAATCGCGGGTCTTGATGAACGCTCGAACGCAGTGGCTCGGATGCGTGAACGTGCGGCCACCGGGTAGTTCGGCGACGGGCCCCTGCCACAAGGCGAACACGCGATCAATGACCCAGCCGCAGATCCGGGATGCCAATTTGCGATTGAGCATCCCGCGCCCTGCCCTGGCGCTCAGGGTTTCGTAGGCTGATGCCGGCGCTCCCTCTTGCCCAGTGCATAGGCCCCACACCAGCAAGACGATGGACAACAGCAGGTTGACGATGCAGTCCAGCAGCAGCAAGGCGCAGCCCAGAACCGCAAGGCCGTGGAGTTTGAAGATTGCGCCGCGGGTCACAGCGCCGCCGCCTGTACAAACAGAGAATCCAGCTGCTCCGAAGTCAGGCCCAGCGCCGTGGCCAGCCCGATCAGGGCTGGGCGGTTGCGGTGGAATTCCTGCGAGTCGGCCCACTCGATCTGCATCAACGTGCGCTGGGTTTCGTCGGTAATGGCGTCGATGGCCGGTTGCACCAGGTGCAGCAGGTTGTTCAGAGCCAGCGCCTGCTTGGCCTGGCGGCGGGTGACGGATTGCGGGACGGGCGGGCGCGTGGCCGCCATGTGCTCGTCCATCCGCGCCTGCGAGAACACCAGCGCATTGCCGTTGCGGACCATGCCGCCGAAAGTGATTTCCGGCAACCGTCCGTCTTCGCGCTCATCCCAAAGCACGCGGGATGAATCGAAGTAGCCACCACCGGGGCCAACAGTCAAAAGCTCCTGCGCGCCACTCGGTGCGTTCACCAACAACTTGCTCATGGCCCCACCTTGCGGATGGAGAAAAGGGAACCCGTGACTGTGGTGTCGTCAGGCCCCCCGTCGGTGTGTGGACGAACCACATCACCAATGACAAGCCGCAACACTCGGGTCAGCGGCGTCCCAAAGTTGGTTGTTGCTGCTCGGGCAAGGCCGAACCTTGAGGCGGCAGTAATGCTGCTTATGTCCGTTGTCAGTTGTGCGGAATTGACGGATATGCCGTAGAGCGGATTCCCCGCGCTGGCGCTGTCCTGCATGTAGCACTCGTAGAACCCGGGCTGGTTGATCGTGAAGCTGGCCCCGTTCGCGGCACTGTCCGCATAGGTGATGGCCGTGCCGGTGTTCGTCTGCGTCGTCGTGTAGCGCCTGATCTTGTCGTTGGTGGATCCGTGGCCGTTCCCGGTGTGCACCACAACGCAGTGATCGACAACTGCGCGCGTGAGGGATACCAACCTCGTGATGCCGGTTCCATCGCCCCGAAAGATGGCCATGTCACCGGCGCCAATCGCAAGGTTCACGGCGCCCGGGAGGATCAGCGTCGCGCTGTGCGTCAGGGTAGGCGTGCTGTCAAAAACGACTGTTCGCTCGGCGCCTGATGGGATGGTTATTGCCGTGACAGGGCCGGTACTGCCGGTGACGTGCACCAGGTTCCCGGTTGCGACACTGAGGTCAATGGTTGCGGCGCACACGATGTCTGCGCCCTTGGCCTCGTTCTGGGGTCCGCTAAATGAGTTCCCCCCCAGCGACGCACCGTTCGATGCGTTGAGGCTGACGGTCCAGGCGGCGTAAGTCCCCGCCCCTTCGGTCGCCGTGATCTCCGCTACCAGAGCGCCGGAAGTCGAGTTGTAGGAGGTGACCGTTCCGCGCATCTGGATTGTCGGCGTCACCGTGTACGCGATGACGATGGACTGACCAGGGAAGAACGTCCGGCCGGCTTGAGTCGTCAGGCTTTTGGAGCCGGTCCCAACCACCAGCGAGGTGACGCTGGTGCCGCTGGCCTGCCCGATGTCAAGCGAAGCGGCGACCGCATCAAAGCCCTGCTCTACCAGATCGAACTGGTCCTCCGTCATCTGGCTGCCGACCCGGTTGCCCGGAAGCACGTCAAAGGTCCGCGTGTAAAAAGGGTTGGTCATCTGATGCTCCGGTTAGCCGCGGTCCATGCGGCGCGGCGAGAAGTAATGTGTGCACGACTGCAACTCGTGCGGCAGTTCCTCGTCGCTGGCGCTGTAGAAGGTCATCGACACGCTGGTGCCAACACCCTCCATGCGGATGCGCATCGCCGCCTGGACTGCTGTGTCGTAGTAGCTCTCGTCCCAGTTGCTGACATCCCACTGGGCGCCCTGCCCCCGAACTGCCTTGCTATACACGTCGGTCAGCGGGATGTCGATGTCGCCAAGGGAGTATTCAGCCTGCACCCGCAGGGTCATGGCGGACTGCGGCTTGACCTCAATGTCGGCCCAGCGGAAACGCTTTTTGACGCCCGGGCTCTTGGCGAAGTTGAATGCCAGTTTGGCCCATGCCACGATCTCCTCGCCGTCGAAACTGCGCCCGACATCGGCCTCGTAGACATAACCGTCGTCCGAGCCGAAGAAGTTGCGCTGCATGCCGGACACGATGGCCTCGCATGTGACGTTGACGGTCTTTCCGTAGGCCACCGGGATAAACCCCAGCACCTCGCCCTGGGCCGAGATGGATACCGCATCGCCGTCGGAAAAGAACATCCGCATCCGGCGCTTGGCCCGGTCCACCACCGATGCGGTAACGGTTTTTCCGCGCAGGAATCGGCGAATGCGGTCAGAAATTGGGGGGCGTTCAAAGTTGCCGAACTGCTGGGACTGGCGCACGATGTCGATGGACGCCCCATCGAAAGAAACCGGGCTGCCCATGTTCTGCAAACTCCAGCGCTGGGCCCCGGTGTACGCTGAGAACGTGGCCAGCTTCCAGTCCGACGAGCTCGACCCGTACAGCACCAGCGTACGCTTGGTGGTGGCGATCAACAGGGCTGATGTGTCGGCATCACCCGGCAGCCCGGAGAAACCGACGATGTCCTGCCCGGTGGCGATTTCGGCGGCGCCGAGCACGGCCACCCAGGCGTATGGGGCACCGATGCCGGAATGCTGGGCTGAGCCTCGGAAGCTGAAGAACAGATGATTCTTGTGGACGAAGCAGTGCGTGGGCGTGTCCGTGGCCATCCCGGTGCGAATCGGGACGTAGACAGTGCCGTCGAACTCGAAACCCTTGTTGACGCCGTCGGCGCCGTAGATGCGCTCGGTGTCGGTGGAGCCGGTGAAGTTGTAGACGACGTGGTCGAGCCGGCCAGAGGGCGCAAGCGTGATCTGGGTTTCGGCGCCGGAACAGGTAGCTGTGATACCCGCCGTGAATGCCCCGGCCGCAAAGTTGCCGCCGGTGACGCCATCGACGATCAGCCTGCCCGCCGCAGTACCGGCGCCCCAGCTGCCGGACTCCAGCACCACGCGCTTGACCGTGGCTGACACGGCGCCCTGAGTGACGGTCAAGCCCTCGGTCGCCGTGACGCTTCCCGCGGTGAATGCCAACTCCTTGAACAAGGTCACAGCACTCCAGCCTGTGCTGGTGGACTTGTGAATCACCATGGCCGTGCTGCCGACGTTGTTGCGCCAGGCGTAGCAGACCGTGCCGAGCCAGGCAATGCCACGCAAGGCGCCCTCGCCGGGCACCGCCCCGATGGATGCGCGGTAATCCGCCGCAGCCAATGCGGTGAAGGTGTTGTCCTCGCTGGAGGAAACGTCTGAGGCCAGCGCGGTGAAGACGCCACGGGTGATGGCCGAGGTCTGGATGTTTTCGCCGATGGTGAATGCGCCCGTCTGCCGGGTTGTCACCAGTTGGGTGCTGCTGCGAACCAAGATGACTTTGGCCGTCGCCGCCGAAGTGGCGCCGGTGACGGTATCTCCAACAGACACACCGGTGAATCCAGCATCGGCCTGCAGGATGGAGAAGATGGCGTCGCTCGGGCGCGCACGTCCATCGAAGCGCTCAAAACCGCCCACGCGCTCGTAGCCGGTTTCGGGTGCCCCCTCGTAGTTGAAGCCAGCAGTCAACAATCCAGGCCGGCGGGACTGCTGGGCTGACTCGACATCCAGGCCCCCGGCCAGCGGGAAATACTGGCTTCGGGTTTCCGGCATCTGGGGCGGCTTGAGAATCACGCCAGAGGCCTCCGTGCCCAGCGCATGGGCTGCAGCTGCGATTGCAGCAGGGCCGAAATCATGCTGTTGTAGTTGCGCTCCGCGCGCTGCCAAACTTCTGCCGCGGCATCAAACCCGCCGTACTGCATCAGCGCCTTCCACACGATCAGCATGTGGAAATCCACCGGCATGCCTGGAGTAGCGGTATCGGGGGTGGCCTGCTCCTCCAGTGGCATGTGGCGCTTGATGTACTGCGCCCGAACCACGTGGGCCGCGTCAGGCGTGGGCCCCACCAGCATGGACCCGTCGGGCTTGCTGGCCCAGGATTGAAGGCCGCCGGCCGTATGGCTGCCAATCTCGAACGCCTTGCGAAAAGCGTTGTATTCCAGCCAGTACAGCTCACGTTCAGAAGCCACGCCGTCGCTGACCCGGTAACAGGTCGGACGGTAGATGTCATCAGGCTGCATCCAGCGGGCGAAGTCTGCAAGGCCAAAGTCAGCGGTTGGCGACAGGGTGCGTGAGCCGGATGTTGTAGCTGTCGCCTCGCCGCGGCGCCACAACCATGTCTCGTGCATCAGCTCGATGTCGCGCCAGGCCCAGGAGACCCAGTAAAACAGGCGAAGGTCATCCCCCGTCGCTGTTGCGAATGACGTGGGCCCGCCGCCGGTCAACCCGGATTCGCGCTTGACCACCTGAGTCAACTGAAGCAGGTTCACACCGGGCTCCTGTCTGAGCGTCAGATGTCGCGGCGCTGCAGGGGGAACCGCTGCTTGTCGGCGAAGATGTAGGCGTCCTCGTCGTCCGGCTTTTCCGGGTCCGGCTCGCGCACGGTCTCGATCAGGGACTCGATGTGATCGGCCATCTCGACAGGCACGCGCACCCACTTGTCGAACTGGATGGTGATCTGGTAGTTGTTGATGCCGAAGAACTGCTCCTTGAGCTTGGGGTCGGCGGACTTGTACAGTTTGATCTCGCAGGTCTTGCCGCCAAACTCGTGTTGCTGGACGTTGACCTTCATATCCGCCGTGTCGCCGTCACCCGTGACGCCGCTGTTCCTGTTGGTGACGGGCATGTCGATGGGTGCGGTGCTGTTCTTTGCCATGGTTGCTCCTGTGGTTGAAAAATTGGGCGGGCCTGTTACGACCCGCCCATGTCTTGGGCCCTCGATCAGCCCAGCGCTTCCCAACTGAACACCTTGGACGCCACCATCGTGGTGGCGGTCAGGGTGAACGTGCCGTCGTCGCCGACAACGATGCCGTTGGTTTTGTCGAAGGTGCGGGTGCCGTTGGCCACCGTGTGCAGGGACACGGCCACCACGTTCCAGGTCGCGGCGTAGTCGGTATCGGTGACACCGGCGTCAGCGTCCAGTTTGGCGTTGATGCCGTTGATGGACGCCTTCAGCAGCGCGGCCGTCGGCGAGGTGCCGCTGGGGATGTTCCACAGGGCCGCGTAGTTGGTGTCCGTCACGCCGGCCGATGCGTCCAGCTTGGCGGTCAGCAGCTCAAGCGAAGTCTCCAGTTGCGCCAGGGAGGCGCCGGCCGGGGCGCAGGTCGCCGCGAAGTCGGTAGGCGTCACACCACCGTCGGAATCGAGCTTGGCCAGGATGCCGTTGAGGGCGGCGTAGATCGCGCTCTCGTCGATACCCTTGAACCACTCGTCGCTGATGCGGTCGGTGATGTTGTGCAGGCGCACGATCCGGGGCACAAAGCCCACGGTGAAAGAGGTCGCGACGGCAGATGCCGACGTGGTGACGAAGTGCCCGACAGCGCGGTTGGATACGCCTTCGGACTGGGTGACGGTGCTGGTATTGGTCGGCATGATGATTCCTTAAGAGAAGTGCCGTGAATGGGGGGGGGATGGGCAGAGGGGGCGCTGCGGCCCCCTCGCTGTTACGCCGTGACGGCGTGCTCCATGCGGATCATGAAAGCGTCATTCAAGATGACGGCCAGGGCCCACATCTTGTAGGCAACGTGCCCGCGTTGGCCGAGTTTGTCGGAGTCAGACACCTTCGGGTTGAACACGATGGGCATCAGGCCGTTGCCAGAGCCCGCCAGGTTCACCGTGCCGTAGGCGTTCTTGCCGACAACGATGGACGCATACACGTCGGTGGCGGTGCCGCCCAGGTTCGAGCCCAGCGCGCCGCCGGCGTTGGCAAACGGCGTGTACAGGGTCGAGGCCATGAAGCGGATGTTCTCGAACGAGCCGATCTCAGCGTCCGACAGCGGCTTGAACGTGCCGTAGTTCTGCACACGGGTGTAGCCCGTGGCGAAGTTCGACGTGTTCTGCAGGTCCATCTCGACGTTCGGGTGCACGAAGCACACGAAGCAAGGCGGGATCGGCGCCGTGCCCACGCCGTCGGAGGCCGACAGCATCATGGTCAGGGGCTTGGTGTCCTGCTGCTTGAGCGAGCGGATGGCCTTGCGGGTCTGCGTCGAATTCAGCACCGAGGTGATGCCGCCGCGGGACGTGCCGTTGGCGTAGCTGACGTTCGTGCCGGCCTTGATCGCGTTGTAGACGATCAGCTCCTGCGACTGGCCAGCGGTCTCGCCCATGGATTCGCTGTACTCGGTCAGCACCGGGTCTTCGTGCGTGTCCATGATCACGTCGGTCAGGCCAACCCACTGGCCGTACTGGTCCAGCGTGCCGGTCACGTCCGTGCGCAGGATGGTGGAGCCGGCGGGCGTCACACCTTCGGCCAGCGGGGTCGTGCTGGCAGCCAGGCGGCCGTAGCGCGCCCACTTGACCACCTTGGTCTTGCCCTTGGGCACGGTCGTGAGCACGGCAAAGCGGGCCATGCAAAGCTGGGGCTGTGCGCGCTCCAGCATCTTGTCCACGGCGTAGGCCGCGGTGCGGGGGGTGATGTCACCGTAAACGGTCATGATCTCGATTCCTTAAAGCGGGGGAGCCGCCCGCTGTCTGGCCAGGCGCTGAGCCCGGAAGTGCGCGAGCGAACCGTCGAAGTCGTCCTCGGCAGGCAGTGCGCCGCGCGAGGCGGCTGAACTGGTGCGAGACGGCAGGCCAGCAGCGCGCTCGAGGCGGCTGGTGTCCTTCTTCGTGGGTTCGCCGGCCTTGCCGGTGGTTTCAGCGCCGGCGCCAGCGGCCGACTCGGTTTTGGTTACCGCGATAGAAGGTTTTCCAGCGCGGCGCAGGTCGGCGTCGTAGCTGTCGAGCACAGCCTTGGCGTCCAGTGCGGATTGGCCTTTGTGGAAGGCGAATTGCAGGGCGCTCGATTGCTTGCTGATCCAGCTCTTGAAGTCGTCGGTCTTGACTACCGCCTTGACGGTGTCCATCGGATACACGGCCAGCAGGGCTTCACTCGCGGCTTGTTCAGCGGCGGCTTGCTCCTGGGTGATCCGGTCCTGTCGCTCGTCAGCCAGCGGCTTCAGGGGCTCGACAACCTCCTGGGCGGCGGCTTTGGCGGTCGAATGGACCTTGCCTTCAACTTCGGTGAGCGCATCCCCGACAACCTTCAGGATGCGCGTGAGTTCGGGAAATTCCTTCACCTGCTCGGCCAGGTCTGCGAAACGGTCCTTTGCTTCTTCAGCGGTCTTCGGGGGCGTTTTTGCCTCCTGCAACTGCAGCTGAAGGTCGGCTTTCTCACGTTCCAGGCGCGCGGCTTTTTGGTTCAGGGCGTTGACCCGGCCAATCTCGCTCGTCACACGGTGAAGTTCGGCCTGGGCTTTTGCCAGCCGTTGCTCCGGGGTTTCCTCGGCGGCCTTGTCGGCGGCAGGGGTGGCCTCGGGCTTCTTGTCGTCGGCGGTGACCGTCTTGTCCTTCGTCGTAGCGGCGTCAGCTGCGGCCGGTGCGGCGGCAGATTGGGTCGCGTCAGAGGTGGCTGCTGTGGCGGGGTCTTCAGCGCGGGCGCTGCGGATCTCGCTCAGGGCGGCTGCCATCTGGTCTTCGTCGGTCAGGTTCTCCGTAGAGGTGGTCATCAGGTGTACGGCATGCGCTTTTGGCGCAGAGGCGGAGCCGGCAACATTGCCTAGAACCGAAGGTAAAAACCTTCCCCTCTTGCGCCACGCGTGGCATATATGCCGTCGAGCTAGGCTCGGGGCCCGAACAGGCCCGCCCTTGTGGATGTGCCGCGTGTACACTGCGCCGATGCGTGCTCTTGCCCTGGTGGTGGTGTTGCTGGCGGCCTGTGATGACAGGGCCGGAGATGCCGCGCGTCAGCAACTACGGGTTGAGCGGGACGCCAAGGCGCAGGCGTTTGCCGCGCAGCCGCCCGCCATTCTTCGGCATGACCTTGATGGCGGTCAGTTGCTGGTGCTGGACATCCCGCTGGCACGGGACGGAATCAAGGAGCGGCAGACCTGCTTCGTGTGGCGCGATACGACGCTCAAGTCAGCCGCCTTCACTTGCCCCACGCGAGAGGTCTATCTGGGGCAGTAGGGCGCGGCCTGGTCGGTGGCACAATGGCCTTGCTGAGCGTCGCGCGCCTACAGTGGTAGTTCAAAGCACCAGAATGCCGGCGATTCGCCGGAGGCTAGGGGTACGGGTCGAAGTCCCTCCACCTCCCTGATGAGGGGTAAAGCGCGCGAACGGACCACAGTGCCGGCGAAGACCTCGAACGCCTCCAATGGGTGCACACTGGCGGGGCACATGCAGACGGCGGAAGCGGCTCCTTCGGGAGCCGTTTCTCTTTCAGTCGATCGCGTTGCCGTCAACGTCCTTGCCGTCGCGCAGGCGGTCTTTCTTCTCCGCGGCCAGGTCCCGCTCAGCATCCAGCGCACGGTCGCTGATGGCGCCATTCCTGTGCTGGCGTTGCAGGCTACGCACACGGGCGTCTATCTCGCGGATCAACCGCTGCTTCTGGCTTTCCTCGATGGCTTCGCTGCGGTCCAGGTCCATCGGACGGATCTTGATGCCGATGGTGTTGAGCGCCGCGCGGCCCGGCGTGACGGCCACGCCATCCTTGCCCACACCGGTGGAGTCACCGCCCAGCAGGTCTGGCACCCACGCTGGCAATTCCCCGCCGTTGGCGGTTGCAGCGGCCTGCATCATCCGCTCCCAGTGGTAGCTGCCTGCTGTGATGGCCGGGGTGAACTGCTTCCACATCCAGGCCCCGCGCTTGCTCGCGGCCTCGCCGTCGGTGTCGATGCCCTTGTCCACGATGTCGCGTCCAGTGAATGCGTCGCGGTTCAGGAACATCGCCCCAAAGGAAGTCAGCAGCGGATTGTTCGGGGTCATCCACTGCAAGAATGGCATCCCGCCGGCATTGGCATTGACATCGAAAATGTCGCCGCCAGGGACCACGCGCGCCACATCGATGAAAGTCGGCAGGCCTGTGTCCTTGTCGTTTTGCAGGCGAATGGCGCGCGGCGTGCCCAGCGCGGTCTTGCCCTTCATCCACTCGGGCAGGTTCTTGCCTTCTTCCTTGGCCAGTGCGATAGCCTTCTCGCGGCGGGCTGGATCGGTGACGGATTGCCATACAGCCTTGAGCACGCCCTCGTCGTCGTCCTCGTCGCCAGATGCCAGCATCGCATAGGCCATCGCCTGCAGGCCCCAGAGCACAGCGGCCGGTGCTGCCAGGCGCGTGGGGTGCGTCAGGGCGGTTGACACGAAGGCCGGGACAAATTTGTACGTGTAGCTGAAAAACGGAATCGCCGCATCCCGAATCCAGCGCGCCGTCTTCGGCAGGTCGCTGTAGTCGAAAATGAAGCGCTGGGCATAGTCCACAGCGTCCTCGGCGTCCATGCCGCGGTTGGTGGCGTCTTTCCAGATCAGGTAGCGGTAGAACAGGTCTTCGGCTTTGTACGCTTTGTTCAGCGGGCTGCGCAGGCCCAGCATCATCACGCTGATGGTTGAGCGCCCCAGCTTGCGGCCGTAGCTCTCGGTCTTGACCACCAATTTGCGCAGTTCCTCGGGCAGCATGCCGCGCAGTTCCTCGTCGGAAACCGTGCCCAGAAACAGCCCGGCCTCACGCGCCTCCTTGACCTTCGGGGATCCAGTGGCGAAGTCGTACAGGGCCCCGATGTACTTGTGCTGTTCCCAGTAGCTGACCCCGGCGAAGTGCGCCATGGTCATGTTCGACACGACGTTGTTGAAGTGAGCGACAGGGTTGGCCACCGTCTTCCCTTCTTTCCAGACGGCCAGTGCATCCTTGTACGCCTTGAACACCTCGCTATCGACGCCGGTGGCGTTCTCCAACTGGCTGAAGTCGTCGCGGCTGATGTACCGGCCGGACAACTTGCCGTACCGCTTGGCACCGGAGCCCTCCCGTGTGCCGTCCGGGACGCGATGGGTGTGCTGCTCGGTCTCGGTCTTGGAAGACAACTCCGGGTCGGCGGCCATGGCCTCGAACATCCGGCCCAGGGCGATGTCGCGCTGGGTCTCCATGTAGCCCAGGGTGAAGCGAAGCGCTGCATCGCGGATCTCGCCCATGTTGTCCCGCTCATCGCGGGTGAAGTCGCGCCAGACCTGCACACCGTCGCGCGCCTTGAGCTTGCGGCTCTTGACCAGGGCGGCTACGTCGGCGGCGGTCTTGACGGCGGGGTCGAGGTCGGCATCGCGGATTTCGTAGCCCAGGTCCAGCCAGTCCTGCACCTCGTTGGCGAAGGCGGTAGCGTACAGGCCGCGGCCTTTGAGGTGCTTGCCCTTGATACCCGTCAGGGCCGATGGTTTGCGGGTCAGCGTGCGCACAGCCTTTTCCCAGGCGGCTTCTACCGTCTTGCCCAGGCTCTTGCCGTAGTAGCGCGGCAGGTACTTGCCATTCCAGCGCGCGGCGGATTCCGCGGTCAGCATGCCCAGGTCGATCAGTTCCTGCGTCTGTTCGGCCATGGCGGTGTTCATCACGGAGGCCATGCGCAGCACTTCGGCAGGCGGCGTGGTGCCGGCGGCGAGTTCCTGTTCGATCACGTCCGAGACCATGGCCCGCTCGTCCGGGTGCATTTCCTGCGCCGCCTTGGCGACTTCCACGGCCTTGTCCTGAGCGGCCTGGACGGTCAGTTTCATGGCGCGCAACTGCTTGCGCATTGCAGGGGATGCGGTACGCAGGTAGGCGCGGGACAGGGCCTTGCCGACAATGCCGTCTGCCAGCCAGCGGTTCACGGCAGCGCCGGGGGCGAACTGGAGGCGCCCGGTCTCATCGAACCAGATGGAGCGGGCTGCGTTCTTGGCAGGAGTGGCGGTGGGTTGCGTCCGGCTGAACCTGATGTCGGGGTCCTTGGGGTCAAAGGTGCCACGGTTGCGCTCCCCACTGACATTTGCCACGCCCACCTTCTTTTCTGCACGTGCAATGCGGTCTTGCAGGTCCTGCTGCTGACGGCGTAGGCTTTCGCCAGCTATGTCTCCACCCCTCCAGCCGCGATCACCCAATCGGTTGCTCTGCCAGTTTTCCACCAGCACCCGACGGCGCTCGTCACGCATCTGCCCTGGCTCAGCCTGCCGCACGCGGGCGTCCCCCATGTGGTACCAACTCTTGTCATCGGGGCCGGTGATTTCGGGACGGTCCAGTTTCTGCACCTCGGCACGATCAGCGTCAAAGGCTTCCAGCGCACTGGTTACTTCGGCTTGCTGCATCCGCAGGCGGGCCAGCGTCTTCACCGCCGATGCCGTCGCCTTCATTTCGGCCGGAGCCTTGTCGTAGCCCAACAACTTCGCAGCGGTTTCCAGCGACACGACTTGTCCATCAACCACGAACTGGTGCACCACATCGCGGCCGGTCTCGGCGTTTGTCTCCGACTTGTCCCAATCTGAGATACGCGCCACGCGATCCTCGCCAGTGCGATCGACATACTCCATGGGCTTCCACTGCCACGTGTAGGCGGTCAGCTTTTTGCCCGATGGGCCGGTGATCGGCGTGGCGAAAGTGATGGTGGCCTTCGGTCGGCTGCGGGATACCGGAGCGCCAGACTCCACATGCACCTCGTCCTGCATCCCCGCCCGGCGCACGCCCGCCACCAGGTCGGTAATCTGCGCGTCGGTGAACTCTACCTTGACGCCCATGGCCTTGGCGATCTTGCCCAGCGCATCGCGCAGGAACGCCAGCAGCTTGGCCCAGCCGTTGATGTCACCGGTTTGGCCTCGCCCGGCGCGGTCGGCCAGGATCTCCTCGATGGCCTCGTACCGGTCGACGGTGGGATGGGTGCGCATGAACGCATCGGCATTGAGGCGAACACTCGCGTTGCCTTCGTAAAGCAGGTCCAGCACGGGTTCGATGTCGGCGCCGAAGGTTTTGCGAAGGCCGCGGTGGAATGCCTCATGCAGGCCCACGAACATGGCTTCGTCGCGGCTGGCGATGTTGCTGCGCACCAGGTAGGCGGTGTCTGTGGCGGGGTCGTACATGCCGCGCACACCCTGGGCGTCTTCGGACTTGATCTTCTTCTTGCCGGTGTCCGGCAGCTGCTCGATCGTGTCCGCCAGCACCAGCTTGCGCAGGCCGGCGGCCTTGAGGGCGTCAACAGCGGTTTGGGCGTCAGCCCGGCTCAGGCCAGCAGCTTGTCCAGCTTCTTCAGAGCGTCGTTGTTCGAGCTCCGCAGCGATGCGATCTCGGACGGATTGAGCCGGCTCATAGGCGGCAAGGTATCGAGCTTCGGACTCGGTGAGCGCGTCGAAGCCGTAGCCGGTTGCGGCTCGGAATTCGGTTTCGATGCTGCCATGTTTGGTCCGTAGTTTGGTGAGGGTTTCGCGCGAAGGCTGCATTGTCGCGCTGTACTGCTTGCCAGTCAACGCAACAGCCCCCACCACCTGGCCGCCACCTTGGCGGATGTGGCTTGCCAGCGCCGTCAGGGTGCCGCCCTGGGTCAGCGTGTCGTCCACCAGCAGGTATTGCTGGCCGGCCACCACGGGGCCGTCGAACTCGGGCTGGCGGAACACGCGGTCCAGCCCCTGCAGTTTCGTACGCTCGGCGCGCATGACCTGCACGATGCCGCCGTCCACAGTCAGGCCCAGCTGCTTGGCCAGCGCCGTGCCAGCGGCCTGCGGGATCATGTTGATGCCGCCGGACTCAATGCCAGCGACGGGAATCACGACAGGCTTGCGGCCGGCCAGCAGTTCCTTCGTGCGCGCGACAAGGCCCGGGGTCACGGTGGCTTTGGCCAGGCGTGCGGCGGCCTCCACGTCACCCGTCTTCGCTGCGGGATAGTCGGGGTGGCTGGTGGCAGAACCCAGCGTGCTGCCGATGACGACCGGCGGCATCGTGACCGGCGTGTCGTTGCGGCGGCTGAACATCACCACCTTGCCGTCATCACCCTCCTTGGTCTGGATGGTGGCAGCCAGCTTGTCGAATGCGGCATTGATGCTGGCGCGCTCGGTGCCGGTGGGGTACGGGTTGCCCTTGTAGTCACCACCAGCGAAGCGGTCTTCTTCAACACCGTGCACCAGGTAGTCGGAGCGCGCGCCCATTGCCGCCACCTTGTCGAACACCCAGCTTTCAAACGCTCGGGCGAACATTTCCGTGGGCCGGGTCCAGTAGCCGGTGGCTGACTTGCCCACCAGCTTCTGCGCTTCACCTGCGTACATCGACCGGCCCTTCGGATAGGTCTTGTCGTCAGGGTCTTTGCGCAGTTCTTCCAGGCCCTTCTGGCGGGCCTCAACACCGCGCTGGTAAGCGGCCTTCATCTGCGGGTCGGTTTCCTTGTCGGCCAGCGCCTGGTATCGCTCGATGGCCAGTTCCTCACTGCGCACCGCCTGGGCCTTGGTCTCCTGGCCGCTGAACAGGGCCGACATCAGGTTGTCGAACGCCTGGGCCATTTCCGGGCGCATGTTGTCCAGGCGCAGCTTCGACACGTTCACCCACTTGCCTTCGGCGTCCTTCTCCATGCGGTTCATGGGCGCGCCCCGGTACTGCTGCTCGTCATACCAGCCGGAAGCGCCGCGCGCCCTGGTGGTGTACGCGTCCTTCTGGTTCAGCTCGCCGAAGTAATGGTCCAGCGCGTGCGCCCATTCATGCGCCATGCTGCCGCCGCCGTTGATCTTGGTCATGTTGATGACCAACTTGCCCGGCTCGTAGTGGGCCGCGAACCGGCCGCCCCCGCGCGCGCCGAAGGCCATGCCCAGCGTGCCGTTCAAGCTCATCGCCTTCGGCGGCACGCCCATGATCTCGGCCAGGTCCATGAGGCCGTCGTAGGCCATGTTGATGATGCGCTGGCGCTCGTCCTGCGCGGCCCAGTTGCCGAACTCCACGCCCCTGAAGCCAAAGTCCTTCACGAAGTCATCAGCTGTCACGTCCCGGTCAATACGCTTGGGGAGTTTCTCGCGCTCCAGCCGGTCAAGGTTGGGGCGTAGCGGCTCCGGCTTGTCGGCTGCGCCCTTTTTCAGGTCGCGCTCGTAGATGGTCTTGGCCGTGGCTTCGGCGTCTTCCTTGGTGGGCGCGTACCCGACGGCACGGCCGTCCTTGGTGCTGATGCGGAAGTACCCTGCGGCGATCTGCTCGGGCGTCAGCGGCGTGCCCAGCGAAGCGGATTCGCTGGTTACGACCTCAAGCCCGCGCGGCGTCAGGCCTCGGCCGGTCTGCGCGCGCACATACAGGCGCTTCTTCCAGGGCTCGCCCTTTGCCGGGAAACCGTCCTCCACCATCTTCTTGGCCTTGGACAGTTCGTTGTAGCCCAGTACGAACGGGTCGCTGCGGCCCTTGTACACGGAAAACAGCACCTCGCGGGCCTTGGTCTTCACGGTGTCGTCAGTGGAATACAGGCCAATGTCGGCCTTGAGTTTGGCTCCGGCCTGCTTCACGTCCTCGGGGGTCTTTGCCTCGCTGTACGCCTTGCGTACGGCCTGCATCATGGTGACGTAGTTGCGGCGCCCGGCGGGGGTGTTCTTCTTCGGCTGCGCGGCGAGCTGGTCGTACACCGTCTTGACCATCGCGGCGGTGACGGGCTCAGCGGCTTCGGCCATGGCCTCGTAGTCCGGTTTCCAGACGTTGGCCTTGGTGGCCAGCTCGGCGCCTTCGGATTCGGACATCCCTTCCAGGTCTTCGAGGTCGAGCCCTCGCTCCCGCCATCGGTCTTTGCGCGCGCCGCCGATCTTCTCGCCGGCATCCTCGATGGCCTTGGCCGGTGCTGCGGGCGCGGCGGCGGGCTCTGCGCCAAACAGGTCCGGCCCTTCCGGTGCAGCGCCTGGCTTGCGGCTGCGCTCCATCGACTTCTGGAAGTCGTCCACCGTCGGCCCACCGAACATATCCCCGGTGTTGTCCTTGCGCTGCTCTGGTGCCTGGGCCTGCAGCTGGAACCCGCTGGCTTCGCGCTGGATCTGCTCGCGCTGGTCGAGGTCTTCGGCTTGCTCGCGGCGGTCTTGCTGGGCGAGTACGTCCTGCTGGGTGGGGGCGGTCAGGCCTTCGTCGCCGCCTTCTTCTCGCTGCGCCGCACGATCTCGCGGTCGATCACCCGGCGGCGTACTTCCGGCGGCATCTTGGCCAGCTTGCGGCCCACTTTCACCAGTTCGGGGCTGTGCTTCGGTTTCATCAACATAGGCTCCAAAAATGCGGTCTGCATCCTCTTCCGTCATGGGCACGCCAGAACCGAAGACGTCAAGAATATTGTCGTCGTTCTCGTCCAGAAACTCCAGTTCGTCGTCGGTCAATTCCTGGATTTCTTCAGCCACGTCCTGCACGTCCTCGCGCAGGGCGTCCTGGGCGGCCAGGCGGCGGGCTTCTTGCTCAGCCTCGGCAATTCGTTCCCAGCCATCCGGGGTGTACTGCGGGTTTGTCACGCTTTTTCGGATGAGGTCAAAGGCTTGGCTGTGGCTTGCACCTTCGGCCAGGTAGCCTTCTTGAATCAGCGCCTGGGTGGCCTGCTCTATGGTCAGCCCTTTGCCCTGCCCAGCGAACAAACTGCGGTTTCCCACTTTCGGGTTCACGTCAAACCCGGCCCCGGCCATCTCCTGCCGGCGCAGTCCACCCTCTGCCGCAATGAATGCGTGCGCAGGGATGGGCTCCCCCTTGGGGCTGGTCTGCGGGTTGCGCAGGCGCCTGGAGGCTGCTTCCTCGGCGGCCAGTTGTTTCTCGGTCTTGGGGGCCAGGGCAAATCCGCCGTCAACCCGCACTACGCGCATGGACGGCTGCAGCGCCCTTTGTGTGGCTGCGGCTGCGCGGGTCTTGAATGGCTTTCCGCCTTCGTTGATGGGCACGCTGTCGCGCCCGACAATGGCGGTGACGGCCTTGTCCACGACAGCGGCCACATCGCCCTTGGTGGCGGGCTGCTTGGCTTCGGGAACGATCGGGGCAACCACTTGGGCGGGGTCCATTTCGCCCACCGCCCCTGGATTGATAGCAGGCTGTGCATCGCTGGTGCGGCCTGCAGCATCCTGCCGGGTGGCGCGGGGGGTGGCCGCCAAGGCTTGAACGATTCTGGCTTCCAGTTGGGCGGCGCTGCTTTGGGTTACTGCGGCTGGCTGGGCCGCCAGTGGTGCAGGATCACCAGCTGGTGCGCTGCCAGGTTGCCCGGCGCCCATGGCAGGTCCCACTGTTCCCTGTCCATTTCCAGCAGGAATGCTCGTGCTGGCGTCAGGATTCCCTGCTCCACCAGCGGCATCAAGTCCGGCGGGAATTCCAGCAGCGGCCTGTCCATTGGGGGCATTCTGAATAGGGGCTGGGGCATCAGGGTTGACTCCGAGGATGTTGGCTACCCGGTCGGCTGCACCTGAATTGCTGGAGGCATCGGGTGTTTCGGCGAGGGCTCGCGTGATGCTTGGCACCACAGGGACGGTCGGCATGTCCTGCACGCGCGGGGCGATGGGCTGCGCGGTCAGGTTCGGGTTGAGGCTGGCGCCGATGGTGTCGGGCAGCGGGTTGAACCCAGCGCCATTGAGCATGTCGGCCAGCGCGCGGGCCGCCTCGTCCTTCGGCTGCTTGGGGTTGGGGCCGCTGGCAGCGAGTGCAGCGCCAGGAACCGTGCCGACTGCGGTATCAACCACGTCCCGGCCCAGGCCTTCAAACCAGCTGGTTTTGCCATCGACGGCGCCGATCTGGGCATTGGCCACGGCGCCCGGAATGACGGTTTCCAACTGCTCGGTGCCCAACTCGCCAGCGGCGCGGCCAGCGCGCGCGCGGGCGGTGCCAGCCACAGTTTGCCCGGTCAGGACGCCTTCCACGCCAACCCGGCCGGAGATGGCGCCTGCCACGGCACCGGCGACTTGGGCCGGCACGGCACGCATCGGCGCGAGAATGGCCACAGCTTCGGCATGGCTTGCCCCGGCTTGCGTGGTCAGGTGTTGGTAGGCGGCATCCTCAGCCCAGACGGTCGGGGGCAGTTCGCGCAGCTTGCGCGCCGTGCGCTCTGCCCCTTCCCCTGCCACAGATCCAGCGTTGACAGCGGCCAGCACAGCAGGCGATGCGCCACCGACGCCCAGCGCAATGGTCGGGATAAGGGAGCCAGCACCTTGCGCCAGCGTGTCCAAGCCGGCGGCTGGCAGGTCAAACAGGGACTGCCAGGCCGCACGGGCGCCGGCCAGTTCCCCCTGACTGCGTTGGGCCGTCAGGATGCGGGCCTCGCGTTTGATCTGCTGGTCGCGCAATTCGGGCGACATCAGGCGGCGGGCCCCGGCTTGGGCGGTTTCGATAAAACTGCTGACCGGGTTGGCGCCGGCGTTCACGTTGTCGGCGACACCTTTGGCAAGGCCCATTGCCCCGGAATACAGACCCAGCGCTGTATCACCGGCGGCGCGCGGCAGGCTGCGGTCCTCGATCGGCATGGACGGCCTGAGCTCGCGCACCGGCCCGCGGGAAGTCGCCGGTTGAGGATTTGCCCGGGCGCGCAGGGAATCGCGCAGGGCTGCGCCACGGTCAAACACCGCCTCGGGCTCGTTCTCCAGCACGGAGCCTGAGCGCATGGGGTTGGCATTGAATGTGGGCTGACCGGTCGGCATCGAAGGCTGCGGCGCCAGGTCGTCCATCGGCAGGTCGGGCCCAGGTCCGATGTCCATGCGCCGGGGGTCCATGGCGGTGCGGCCATAGGTCGGTTCCGCGCGGGGTACGACAGCGGACGGGTTGACGCTGCCACGGCCAGCACCGGCTGTTGAATCAAGGCCCAGCACCTCAGCATCACTGAGGTAACCGCCGCCGCCAAAAACCTCTTCGTCGCTCAGATACTGGCTCATTGCAGTTTCCAGCCCTTGCCGTCCCAGACAGCGGTTTTGCCCTTGTTCGGCCCGGATTGCACGACTTGCTTCTCGCCTACCTTGCGCCCGGTGGTTCCTGCAGGCGGCGGCTTGTTGCCGCGCCCGCGCTCACCCTCGGCGGTGGTGTAGTCACGGATGCGGGCCTGCACCGTGGCCTTGTCCGCTTCCCATCGGTCGATCTTGGCGGTCATCTTGTCGATCTCGGCTTTGTGCTGCTCCTTGGTCATGCCCGCCGGGCGCTCCTTGCGCAGGGCCTTCAAGGTATCCTCGGCCCGCTTGAGGTCTGAGTCGATTGAGATGCGCTCCTGCTGCAGGGCCTGGAATTCCTTGGTCTTTATCTCCCGTCCGCCATCGCGCGCAGATGCGCTGTTCTTGGCTGCGCTGGCCCGCTCGTCGGCTGCCATCGCGTTGCCGAGGTCGGTCTGCTTTACACCAGCCACCCCGGCGGTATCGACCAGCTGATTGCCCTGCACCGCAACGCGCGGCTTGCCTTCGACGGCCATCGCCGTCGCGCCGGCTTTACGCAGGTCACCATCACTGGTGGCACCCCGCACCGCGTCGTTGACGATACCCTGCCCGGTGCCTTTTTCGTAGTCGTCCACCTTGCCGCGGGCTCGCGCCAGGATGCGCTGGATGGCGATGTTCCCTCGCTTGGCGGCATCTGCCGACATGCCGCCGACTTGCACCCGGGCGGGAACTGCTGTCTCCATGCCGCCAGTCGCATCGGTGTAGCCCGTGACGCTTTCGCTCACCGGATCGGCCATCCTGGCGCCCGGGTTGGCGCCGAAGATGCGGGAGATCACGTTCGCCGCGTCGTCGCCCTCTTCGGCGCGCACGGATTCCACCAGCAGGCGCTGCTGTTCGGGCGTCTTGGCGCTCTCGGCCAAGTCGAACAGAGTGAAGGCGCCACCTCCAGCGCCAGAGCCCCGGCTCGCGCCCTTGGCGTCCAGCCGCATCTGTGCAAGGTCACGCTGTTGAGCCAGTCGGTCTTCTTGCAGCGCGCGGCGCTCGGCATCGCGCTCGCGGGCAAGCATTTGCTGCGCGTCGATCCTGTCGCGGTACTCAGCTTCGGCAGCGCCACCACGGCCCACCCCTTCGACAGTGCCGCCCAGGAGGTGTCCAAAGAAACTCATGCAGGGCCTCCGATCTTGTCCATCACGTTGGCAGGTTGTGCCGGCTGCTGCCCCAACATCTGCTGGGCGCGGGCTCTGTCGTCTTGGGACAGCAAACCGTCCTCGGCGTCCATCTCCAGGTAGGCGGCAATCGAGCCCTGCAAGGTGTCCTGCAGGTAGGACGGCAGGTTCTCGTCCTTCACCAGCCCGGCCTCGTTTGCCACGGCGGCCACGTCCTTGCAGATCTGAATGCCGACGTGCATCAGCACCACGGGGGCAACGGGTTGCCCGGCCTGCTCGCTCATCTGGACCATTTGGCGCACGGTCTGCGTGCCCAGCGTGATCGCACCTTCTACCGGGTCGGCTTGCAGGGTTGCCAGCCATTCGTCGGCGGCCTCGCCCATGACCTGCCGGGCGCGGCCCAGCAAGAGGTCAAACTGGGCCTGCTGCTCGGGGCTTGCGGGTTGAGCCTTGGGGCTGGCGTTGGTGCGGCCAGGCGCGGCGGGTTGCTGCTCGGGCTTGTCCTCGAAGATCGGGTTCATCGCGGTCCTTCGGTTATCGGGTGACGGTCAGGCCGGTGCTCATGCCCATGCGGCGGCGCTGCTCGGCCATCTCGGAGTCGATCTGCTTTTGCTTGTCCCGGGCGGCAGACGCGGCGCTGATGCCCTTGCCTACGCCTTCCAGCGCGCCCCATGCACCACGGCTGACGTTACCCTTCTCGTCGTAGATCAGCCGCTCGAAGAAAGAGCGCTGGCCGGGGGCTGCAGCCTGATTGGCAGAAGCGATGGGCTTGGCGGCGGCGGCGGGCTGGGCTTTGGTGGCCTGTGACGCAACAGCACCCTCAGCCTTGACGGTAGGAGCGGCAACTTCCTGCACGCCCTGAACCTGTTCCACGGCAGCCAGTTCGGGGCCGTTGGGCGCGTTGAGCAGGTCCTGCCCGCCCGATGCCATGGGGGAAAGCGTCTGGCTCGGGGCCATGCTCTCCATCCCGGCCAGTTGGGAAGATTCCAGCGCAGCCTCGCCGCCGTAGGCGCCGTCTGCCAGCGTGCCCATGGAGTCCATGGATTCACCAGCCATCTCGGCAAGCGAGCCAAAGTCCCCGGCGCCACCGGTGCCTGCTGCGGTGAACTGATCGCTGGCAAGGTCCATACCGTTGATGGCGTCTGCTCCAGTGCCAGCTGCTGCATCACCGATGCCAAACCCACCGCCGAAAGCGCCGTAGGCCGCGCCAAAGATGTTGCCGATCTTTACAAGGTCCTCCCCGAATACCGAGGCGGCGGCCTTGTTGATCTTGTCGCTGATGCCGGTGACGGAAAAGGCTACGGTCGTCAGGGCTGTCGCCATGGCGCCGCTGATGCCAATGGCAGCGCCAAGAGCAGCACCAGCACCGGTGGCGGTCATCAGGAGGGGGACGGCTATTGCCATGGTTTTTCCTCGGTTTAGTTCGTCTGTGCCTGTAGCTGGAAATCGGGAATTCGCCTCGGCCAGTAGCCGAATACTTGGAGGTGCCCGTTCAAGTGCCCAAAATTGGATGCGGCATACCGGCCAAAACCAGCACGATCAACAGCAGGCACTGCGCCCGACGTGTCTGTTGCCACCGCGCCGCCATCAAGACAGGCTGCAAAATCATTCGCCTTGTAGGCAACGGCCAAGGTGTGCGAGCCGGTGTCGATAGCGCCCAGGTTCATGTTCACCACGTTCACGCCGCCCGCGCTGACCTGCAAATAGACGACGCCCGCGTACACCAGCAAGCGGATTTGCTCGGCTTCGCTAGCATCAGTCGCGCTGAAAATAAAGCCGTCATCCGGCTTCACGCCGAAGCAATCGAACTTCACAACGATCGTCCCCTCTGCCTGATTCCACCAGTCGCTGAAATCAGTGCCAGTCATGGTGAGGCTGTCGGGGGTGCGGGTGACGGCTGCTGCGCCTGTCGGGATGTAGCTCGTAGGGAACGGACCCTGCGCCAAAGAAGCGCAGCCAATGTAGTGCCCGGTGCCATCCGTCACTCCACCGCCAAGAACAGCGTCAACGTATGCCGTAGTTGCCGTGATCGTGGGCGTTCCCGTCAGAAGGAGTTGAAAGAGCCCACCGCCCCACGCGACTACAGACGCCGTTCCTGTTGATGCCGTGATTGCGCCCGTGGCAGTATTCACTGATGCACTGGCCACCGTAGCTGCAGCAGCTTGGTAAAACCCAAAGCTCAGAATGGGGTTTGCCGAATCACCAGCGCGAAAAAATATCGAGTAGGTTTTGGCAACCCCATCCGTTGTTGAATGACCCCCTTGATACACATAAGTGCCGCCGCCAGCTTTTGCCAAAAAACCCATAGGCGCACCAGACGGGCCCAGCACGCCCGGAGTGGATGTCAGGGTTGCAAGGCCATCAGTTGTCCAGTCAAAGCCGGGATAAACCGGCGTCACGCCGTACAACAACTCATTCGTCCGCTGTTCCTCAATCAGCACCCCTCGTGCTGCCAGCGTCACCGGGTCATAGTCAAACCGGGGGCAGGTAGCCGCTTCAATCAGCCCTGCGCTGTTCACCCGCGTACCGTTGACCCCGCCAGCCGCAGTGATGCGCGGGTCCAGCGTGCCGGACAGGAAGTTCAGCCAAAGTGACGGGCCGCCGATGAGATTACCTCCCAGCACGGGGCGCAGCACCGGCTCCAATACAGGGCGCAGCAGCATCATTTCAGGTCTGCTCCACCAGGATCGCCGACGAGCAAGCCATGCGGCGAACGCGGTAGGTTCCCGGCCCGCTGATGACCAAGGCTGGGGTGTCGCGGGTCAGGCGGCCAACCGTGAAGTATTCGCCGCCATCGCTCTTGATCTGAATCTCGGCCTGAGCATCTGCTGGCAGAACGGGCCCCGCAGCATCGGTCAGGAACACCGTGGCTGTAAAGCCTGATGCGACGGTGACATCGCTTGAGTTGGCATCGGTGATTCCGCTGGCAAGAATGACGGCCATGGTGGCTCTCCTATTGGTTCAGTGACTTGGAAAATGTGTTGCCCAGAAAGGCAAAGCCCTTGCGGTTGAGCACACGGGTGAATTTCGGCGCGTCCTTGATGCCAGCGAAGTTCGCCACCACCACACGGGTCGCGCGCATCCTCTGTGACCAGACGGTGAAGGCATCGAGCAAGGCCAGGCCGCTGCCGTCTTCGCTGTACCAGGCCAACTCGTGCGCCGTCATCCGCCCGTTGTAGAGGCCGGGCTGCACGAACCCGGCGATGAAGCCAAGCCCGGTGTTGCTGATGAAGACGGCTGACATGGCGCCGGTGGCGCAGGTCTCGAAGTTGCGGGCGGCCACAGTGGGGTCGAAGCGGTCGGTGTTGAACTGGCTGCGCGCGTGCTCCAGCTGCGCCAGCCGGGTCAGGCGGGCGACATCTTCGCTGGTGGCGCGGCGCACTGTCATGGTCAGGTCACCACATCTGCCGCTGGCGCTGGTGCAGCAGCCGGTGCTGGTGTGCCGGTCTGGTTCTCGGACACCTTGATGATCCAGCTGTCGGGATTCCAGCCCAGCAAACCGGCGAAGTTCTCGATCATCGTGTTGTAGCTCGCACGCAGGTTCAGCAGCGTTTCCTTCTTGAGGTCGCTGTCCATGTCGGTGCGCGCGGAGATGCCGGCCAGCTTCTCGGCGTAGTCGGTGCGCGCCTGGGTGATGGCGTTGATGTACCCGCGCTCAAGCCCGGCGGCGTCATCGGCGCTACGGGTGCCGCGCAGTTCGATCTCACGCGCCAGCCCGCGGTCAGCAGCCCAGTCGTTGGCGCCAAGGTTGAAGTTGGCCATCTCCCGCTCGCGCTGCCA